TTGATCGCATTTGCGGCCTTGATCGCCAGCCCAGCCGCCATTCCCTCGCCATCGGCCGCGGTGCGAGCCGCAGCGCCGGCCTCGGTTGCGGTTGTCATGGCGAGCTCACTGGCGATCCAGTTGGTCACCATTTTGACGCCGAGGTTGACGAATTCGGCAATTATCGATTGCGCGATATTCGCCACCGCCTTCTGCAATGTCGTCGTACCTAATATCATGCCGGTGATTGAGGTATCGAAGGCACGCTGGATCGGCTGCATCAGGCTCTGCCAGGTCCTTTGGCTGGTCTGCACTCCCCGGAGATCAAGCTGTTCCTTGTCGCCCTGAAACCTCTGGTACGCGACCAACTCTTCTTCCCATAACTTTTCATCAGAGGTGCTACTCGGCACCATGCCGGCGCCTAGCGACCCCGCGAAGTCGGCAGTTTTCGTCTGCAACGCACCGATACCGGTTCCGATTTGGCCGGTAGCAGCGTTGAGCTGCGCCTGTGCCTGCTGGGCAATGTCGCCGAGCCCGGCAAGTTGACTGCGCATCGCATCGGTCGCCGCCTGAACAGAATTTGCTGCGGCTTCCATTCCGGATCGGAGGCCGTCAATTTGGGCGCTGATAACAACGCTGGTTTCAATATCGGCCATTATAGCCTCTCGCTAACAAACTGCCTTCGCCGCTGCTTGCGATTGCCCCGATGATTAGTCAGGAATTCCCGCCCGAAGGCGGAGTTCGGCAAAATCGAGGAGTACGGGCGAAAGCCCGGCATCGACCTCTCCGGCGCCGAACCCAGGCCCCAGCTGAGCGAGCAATGAGCTGGAATCCGACCTCGGTCGCTGTCCTCGTCCCATCGACGTTGGCGGCATCCGCACGCTTTTACTTTTGCCGACGCCAAGATAGGCCGCGACCAGCAAGTGCACTGGCGGGTATTGTGCCCAGTAGGATGTCAGCTCTTCGATCTGGAAGAGCGTCATCTCGTCAATTACGGGGTAACTGTATCCGCAGGCGGTCGCGAGGAGACCATAGATTTCTCGCCAGGGCTGACCGTCCCCGAAATCGTGTTCGAAGCTGAGCTGGCGCCCGGACTGCCTGCCCCCGGGCTGGTCCCGGGGGCAGATGCTTCCCCCATAGCGGTTCCGCCTGGCTTCAGCCCGGAGCCGGTCAGGACCGCATTCAGGACGGCACTGGCATTCCCGAGGTCGAGCAAATTTTCGACTTTGTCCGGCGTCGTCTCGGGATAATTGCGCTGCAGCGCCGAGGTGACGATGTCGATGAGCACAGTAATTTGTGCTTCGCCCATCGACGCGCCGATTTCGGTCAGTTGCCTCACCTTGGGCATCAACCGGCGGAGCTGACCCAGGGTAAGTGGCGGCACTATCCAATCCTGGCCGCCCATTGCAACCGCCACGCCGGGGATCATCACTCCACCGTACTCAGATAGCCGATCGTCCCTGAAGCGTCAGCAAAAGCCATGAAATCGAGCTCGCTGATTGTCCAAGTATCGAGCTTAGTCGGTAGAGACAATTTATTTGCCGTGCACGCGTTCAGGCGGAGCGCGGTGCCGCTGCCGTTGTAGGCAGTGTAAAACGTCGCCTTGAAGGTGGGAGTAACACCCATCGGCTGGTTCGCGAGGGTCACCCTGTTGCCGCTTGTTGCGACGTTGTACGTGTACGAGATCAAAATCGCGGCGCTAGCATCGGCGGAGGAGAAAATATACGCACCGGTAGCGAAGTTGACCGAGTATTGGCCGGCGGTCGAAGGCGTGGTCACCCGGTTGAAACGCTTGCCGCTTGCGGCGTAGCTGATCCCGAGATCATCATTGTAGCTGGCCGCATTGGCGGGGATTACGGTGTAGGGCGTCGTCGCCGGAACCGTAGCGGCCTCCAGCTGCGAGACGGCGAATTGCCCCGTAGCCGGCGTCACCCCGAAAAAAATGTCCGAATACAGCAAACCGAGGATCTGCGCGAATTTAGCTTTCCCCGTTATCTTGCTCTGCCCACGGGCTATCGCCACCGGGAACTGGAGCTGGCCGTAGAGCTCTTTGTTGCTCCAGTCGAAATCGATCTGTATGTCTTGCAGCACGCCAAATTGTCGTGGGCCGATGCCCGACCCCATTACATCGGTGCGTTCTCCCCATATCGCGCCGGAGCCGAAGCTTAATTGCATGTCATTTACTCCCCTTCAAGAGCCGCTTCAGCCTCTCCTTGGCGGCGTGGGCGATATTCCAGGCCTGCGTGTCGCGGGCGACCGCCGAGCCCGGGAAATGGTCGGCCCACCAACGTTCAATCAGCAGCTCGATCGAAGGCGGCGCAGCAGCTTGGTTGGTGCCGTGATCTTCCTCGGCCATTGGTCACTCCGTCGAATAAAAACGTATTTAAGGACTACGAGGGGTACCGTCTCAACAGACGCCCGCCTTGATTAACCGCGCTAATGTCAGATGCAGAGTATTTCGACGGGTACGATCGCTATGGCCTGATCCCCGAGTACGCCTTCGTCAGTCTGAACCTTGCCCGCTATATATGCGTGCTGAACCATTTGAGGCAGCCCAAGGTTCTGGATCCCAGTTGTCGGCGACGGTGACAGCGCGGCTTCGAGGGCATCGAGCAGCGGGTTCAAAATCGCAGCTGGCGCCAGATAGGGGTCGCTCGAATGGGCGTACACGTAGAATTCGGCATAGAGGGTCCATACGATTGGGGCACCAAGTTTCTTTATGGCGGCTTGGCCCCCTTTTTCGCTCATGAACAACGCGGGCTGCTCCGCCGGAGCGACGTCCGCCCAATGTCGCAGACGGCGATTTGTACTGGTGAACTGCGCCGCACTTGCGCCGAGCTCCCATAAGGCAGCGTAAATCGTTTCACGAACTATCATCGGTCGATTCCGAACGCCAGGACGCGGCGAACCGCTGCTGCGATGGCTGTCGATAAAACGCGACCTGTCGCCTCTGATCCTGAGGACGAAGAAGCCAAGATTATATTCCCGCCGATCATCATAGCGTTAGCGCCTCGCGCAATGCCGCTTCCACCTCATCGCGGATCGCAGGGTCCATGTCTTCCAGTGCCGAGTGCAAAAAGGAGGGCTCCGGAACCTCTATCCGACTATGGTACGACTGCAGACTGATCGCCTTCCTCGGTATCGGGCGTCGGAAGGCCTTTTTGACATGGCGCAGGCTCGCGCCGACGCCAGCCGCACCGAAGCCATATTCGTGAGCGTGGGTATAATCGCTGCCGCTGGAGACGGTCGCTGCAATCCTGTCGTCGCTTTGATCGATTTGCAGACTGCTCCTGAGCGAGCCCGAGCGGGGAGCGAGGGTTTGATTAGCGAGCTCACCCTCCTGGATCTTGCGCTGAAGTTCGATACCCAGTGTGGTGATCGCACGGGCGAGTCCCGAAGAGACTAGATCGGGAATAGCGCGCAACCAAGCCAGCACTGCGTCGTCGCCGACGAGACGGGCAGTAATCACAGAACGCTGGATATTATCATGGCATCGCCCCCGGTTACCACCGGTGTTCGCTGGATCGGAGCGATTGGAGCAACCAGACGATATTGTTGCAGGAGCGTTTTGATCGGGTCGCTCATGTCCTTTTGGGCGTATGCGACGGTCTCTGCACCGCCCAACGATTTCGAGACTTCGCCGATGCGCGTACGCTCTCGGTAGCGCAGCGAGACGAGTTCGATGCACGCCTGAGCGACTTCGGGCGGTGTAGTCGGATATCCGGCCGTATACGCAACGACAACGTTCTGGGCCCCACGGTTGAACCTGTAGCCGCGGACCGAAAGCTGTGTGGAACTGAACCGGTAACCGGCTGCGTTGAACAAGGCGGCCACAGGAACAGCCTGGCCGTCGATCGCCAATGACAGCACGGCCGTGACCGGAAAGCACGCGAACTGCAGCCTGTGGCCTCCGGTTCCGTCGCGGATTTCTAGGTAATCGGCTGACGCGATCTGGCGGTTGAGCCAGGTCTGAATATATTGGCTTGCCGCCGCGACAAGGCGGGTAAGCAGCGCGTCGTCGGTTGCCGGAAAGGCCGCTTGCCCGGTTTGCAGCCACGCCTTGACGTCGGCGAGCGTAGTCAGATCCCCGAAGGCCACCGAATCAGACCTTTTTGGGACGGTTGCTCGGCCACGATTTCGCTCGACGCAAAGTCACCATCGTCTCCTCATAAACGGGGACGAAGCCATGCGCCGATAGCTCAAACGCGGCTTCGGCCGGCACGAGCACGTTCCCATTCGAATCGGCGAGGAATCGACGGCCGGCATAGGAACAGCCCGCGGCATCGTCGTGGTGCAGCGTGAACTCACCGGCGGAGACTATGTTGTCGCGG